GGCTGCGGTGGGAACCTGGGCTTGGTTTTCAGACTGCGATTGATGAAGATTTGGAGTTGTGCAGGTGATCCCCTTCCGCGATGCAGAGAAAGCCGCGAAACTAGAGGAGGCAATCCGCCGTGGCTACATCATCCGGCACCAATACCAGGATGGGATGCTGGGCTACGAGCTGACCCAGCTTGGCGCGCAGAAGTGGATGCTGGAAAGAATGGGGATAATGTGACGGACAATGTGGTAAAATTCCCTGGGCTGTTCTACGGTGAGCTCACCGCGCCGACCATGCTGCGCAAGATCGCTGACCTGGAGCCTAACCACGCTTTTGTGATTTCCTGGCCGGCAGACGGGGCGATGCCAAGCTATCACAGCTCCACGGGTGACATCCCGATAGTGATGTTGCGGATACAGGAATTTGTGCATAAATATTACAACGGAGATTTTCACGGAAAATGAAACGTATTTTTACCTATATGGGAGTCGGGGCCCTGGTCATCCTTGCAGCGGCCGCTGGATTCGTGCAATACGAAAGATGCAGGGCTGACGGATATAACCATACACAGTGTATGGTGATGATGGACGCCGGCAGGTCTGTTGTCGTGCTTGGGGGCCCGAAATGAAATTAACCAAAGCCCACTACCATGAGATAGCGGATCGCACCAGCGTCATCTGCGAGAATATCGAGACGCATATTGTGGCTGCCTATACAGGGGGTGACAAGGTGGTGAAGCAGAAAGCCGTCGAGGCGCAGAAGATACTGTGGGATCTTTATCAACATGCAGGAGCGAGAATGTGAAGATTCGGGAAGTCAGCGACGTACACACAGAGTTTTTCGGTGAAGACGAGATTGCGCAAGCGAGCCTTCGAATCCTGCCCCCGCTGCCGGATGATAAAGAGACTGTGCTGCTGCTTGCCGGCGACATCGGCGCGATGGGCAAGCCGGAGTGTCTGGTCAACTTTCTCGATGCAGTGTGCCCACGCTTCGAGATGACATTGTATATCCCAGGCAACCACGAATATTACCACGGTGACATCCAGAGAACACCGGATGACATTCGGGATTTGACGAAGCATATTCCCAATCTGTACTTTGATGTCGCCGGTGGCGCGATCACACATCAAGGGCCGAAGATTCACATGCACACACTCTGGACAGACTTCGATAAAGAGAACGAGATGGCAATGTATGAAGCCAGTCGCCGCATGAACGACTACCGGTTGATCATGAACGGGAAGCACATCTTCACGCCGAAGGATGCCCTGAACCTCCACAAATGGCACATGGAGACGCTGGGGGAAGAAGTCAACGAGGGCGACGTTGTGATGACGCACCACTCGCCGTCGCTGCTTGGGATTCCGGCTGCGTATCTGCATGACCGTGTGAATGGAGCCTACCATTCTGACCTAAGTGAATTTATTCTGCGGAAGAAACCGAGATTATGGTTTTTTGGTCATACCCATACAGCGACTAGGTTTAAGTTGGGAGACACTGAGCTTATTTGTAATCCCAGAGGGTATGGGAATCAGCATAAAACGAATGGGTACGACCCGATATTGGCTGTGGAGGTATAAGTGGCAACGCAAAAAGAGCTAGAGTTAGAAATCAAATTTCTTCGTAAACGCCTCGCAGATAAGTGCGAAGAGTGTTTCGAGTTGAGTTCTGTTATAGACAGATGGCAGGAATTGTACACAAAGAGGACAAGAAAAAAATGAAACTATACGCAGGATTCGTAGACGGCAAGCTCGGTACTTGCAACACATCGTCAGACGAGGGTGACTGGAAGGCCCCTGAGATATTTCCATTCCGCACTTGGGCGAAGGTTTATTACGAGGATGTCCGTGAGGTTGAGATTGTCGAGGTGAAGAAGTGAATAAAGCGGAATATATGAATTTGCATGAGGCGCTTTGCCGGAGCTTGACCAATATCACAAAGGCGAAAAATGCTGACTATACTGGTAAAACAGATGACCCCTTCGCTAACTTTCGCTGCTGCGAACAGTTGGGTATATGTAGCGTGGAAGTGGGCTTTCTGACTCGCATGACGGACAAGCTGTCGCGGGTGAATTCTCTGCTTCAGAACGGTGAGGCCCAGGTGAAAGATGAGTCTATCAATGACACCCTGCTGGACCTGGCAAACTATTCCCTGCTGATGATCGGGTATCTGCAATCGAAGGCGGGGGAGAAAGAATGTCAGGCGAAGTAACAAAGCTATATTCCGCCGCCGAGAAAAAAATGCTCCCGCTGCGGAACCGGATCGTGGAGATGATATACGAAAGCTCGTCACGGGATGAGCTGACCGTGGCCGAGGTGCTGGGGATGCTGGAGACGATAAAGCTGGAGATTTGGCTGACCGAACTGCAAGACTAAAATACCAACGCCTAAAAAGAGCCGGTTAACGGCCGAGGGTGAAAGATGATCAAACCAGAAGTCGAGCTCAGGCTCGTTGATTTTATTTCGGAGTTGAAGCACGACCCTGCCGCCTTCGCCCAGCTTATGTACCCCTGGGGCAAGGGGGAGCTGCGTGACAGCGCCGGCCCCCGCAAATGGCAGCATGAGATTAACTGCGCGATTAGGGATCATCTACAAAGCCCCATGACGAGGCACCAGCCTCTCCTGCTGGCGATCGCATCCGGCCACGGTATCGGGAAGTCCGCAGAAATTTCGATGGTGATAAACTGGGCAATGAGCACTTGCCCAGACTGCATGGTGGTTGTCACCGCAAATACCGAGGGGCAGTTGCGCTCGAAGACATGGCCGGAGGTGTGCCGCTGGTTCCGCCGCGCACACAACGCGCACTGGTTCAAGCCCACCGCGACGGCGATTTATTCCACAACGGATGGGCATGAGCGCACCTGGCGCGCTGATGCGATTCCCTGGTCGGAGAACAATACCGAGGCGTTCGCCGGTTTGCACAATAAGGGTAAGCGCATCGTGCTCGTATTCGACGAGGGTTCCGCTATTTCGGACAAGGTGTACGAGGTTGCCGAGGGGGCCCTGACTGACGAAGACACCGAGATCATCTGGATCGTGTTCGGCAACCCGACAAGAAACAGTGGACGTTTCCGCGAGTTGTTCGGAAAGTATCGTCATCGTTGGGTCACAAAGCAGATCGATTCCCGCACTGTAGAGGGCACCAACAAGGAGCTGATTGCCGAGTGGGTGAAGGACTACGGCGAGGACTCAGACTTCGTGCGCGTCCGCGTTCGCGGCGAGTTCCCTCGCGCCGGCTCCATGCAGTTTATTGCCAGCGACATTGCGGCAGCGGCACGCAAGCGTCCGGCCGAGGCAAAGCTGCATGACCCCTTGATCATGGGTGTTGACGTTGCGAGGTTTGGGGATGACGCGACGGTTATTTGTTTGCGCCGTGGGCGCGACGCCAAGTCTGTTCCCTGGATTAAACTACGTGGTGCCGACACTATGGCTGTTGCTGCGCGAGTCATGGAGATGGCCGGACAATATAAGCCCGACGCGATATTCATTGACGAGGGCGGCGTTGGTGGCGGCGTTATCGACCGGCTGAATATGTTCAAGTTCCCTGTGATCGGCGTGCAGTTTGGCGGGGGTGCTGATCGTGGGCAGGTTATCGGCAACGCCGGCGCGATAAAATATGCGAACAAGCGTGCCGAGATGTGGGGCAACATGCGTGATTGGCTTCCAGGCGCGATGATACCAGACGAGCCGGAGCTTGAGGCCCAGCTCACGGGAGTAGAATATGGATATATTATGCGTGAAGGCACGGACGCGATTCTGCTAGAGAAAAAGTCCGACATGAAGAAGCGTGGGTTGTCATCTCCCGACGAGGCTGACGCGCTCGCGTTAACGTTTGCCTACCCAGTTTTGCCGAGTGATCATTCTGCCGCGCTCATGGGAAAAGCGAGCAATCATCAGTCAGAGTACAACCCTCTTTCGAGGGAACACATTGCCCAGGATACGCTAATGGGGTATAATCCAAACAAGAGATAATAACGATAAGAGGCAGGTAAATGCCCTCACCGGTTCCAGCGAGCCAACTGTCCAGAACCATCGTCGCCTCCAATCGCGGCCTGAACATTCAGAGCGTGGGCGATGGGATTGTTTTTGAGGATAACGTTCTGAGTGGCACCGGCACGGCCACGGATGTCATTATCGTTGACGATAACGCGACGAACGCAGCGGTGTTTCCTGTTTGGGTCACTGCCGCCGGCACGGTGCCGGAGTTCATTTCCACGCTTTCCTTCAGCTTCAACCCGTTCACTGGACTGGTCGCGGCCTATACCTTCACACAAGCGCCAGCGGATAACTCGAACAAGCTGGCCAGCACAGCTTATGTGGATGCGGCGGTAGCTGTGGGAGGCTTCGTCTGGTACGAGGTCACGGGCCCGACCGGCATGGCGGTGAATAGCGGCTATGTGGCCAATAACTCCTCGCTGGTGATTTTGACGCTGCCGGCAGTCGCTGTCTTCGGCGCGAGGGTGCGGGTCGTAGGCAAGGGGGCCGGAGGCTGGAAGATCGCGCAGAACGCGGGGCAGACGGTTCACTTCGGGGATAAACAAACAACCGTTGGCGCTGCCGGATTTTTGGCCAGCCAAAACACTTTCGATGCGATTGAACTTCTGTGCACCACCGCGACGACTAACTGGACAGAACTTTCTGCCCAAGGTAATATTACCGTAACTTAAAAAAGGAGCCTGACTCAATGGCCGTACAAAATGCTATCAATAACTTGCTCGCCACGACCTCTCTCACGGGGTTTATCCAGGCGGCAAACTTCCCCGCGTTAACCGGCGACGTGACGAACACCGCAGGTACGCTCGCCACAACGATCACCGCAGCGGCAGTCACATACGCGAAGATTCAGAACGCATCGGCGTCCGTGCTGATTGGCAACCCAACGGGTTCCCCCGCATCTGTTTCCGAGATCACGCTGGGCACGAACCTGTCCTTTATCGGCACGACACTGAACGCAACCTCGGTATTCACGCCGATGCCGACAGTTACCGTGACCGGTACATCGCAAGCTATGGCGGTGAACACCGCGTACACGGCGAACAACGCGGCGCTGGTCACGCTCACGTTGCCGTCGGTGGTTGCTGTTGGCGATGAGATCCGTGTTATGGGCCTTGGCGCTGGCGGCTGGAAGATCGCGCAGAATGCGAGCCAAGTCATCCATTTTGGGAACACAGATACGACCGTTGGCACCGGCGGCTCGATCGACAGCAAACACCGCTACGACACGCTGATGATCAAGTGCGTGATTGCGAACACGACATTAGATGTTGTCGCCTCGCAAGGCAACTTTGACGTGAATTAAAATGGTAGTCCAGAACGCGCTAGGCCAACGCTTTTTAAGCATCTCTGACCAAAAAACACAGGGAACAGATGGGGGCACATTCCCATCCGGCGGATGGAGGACACGGGACCTGAACACTGTTGACACGAATGAAATTTCAGGGGCCAGTCTGTCATCGAACCAGATCACCCTTCCCACTGGAACATATTATTGCCAGTGGTCTTGTCCTGCATCAAACAATAATGCGAATCAGAGATTGACGCAATCTAGGTTGCAAAACATAACCGACGCCACGACTTTGCTTTTGGGCGTTCAGGGTGCGGTTACGATCAACACAATTATCAGGGTATTTGGCAACGGAAGATTCACGCTTACGAATACAAAAGTGTTGGAGGTACAGCATATCATTGACCTGACCGTTAACACGATAGGATTCGGAGCTGCGGGAAATCTCGATACAGAAATATATACCACAATCCAAATTTGGAGGCTGTACTGATGGACATTGCTCTTGTCATCGATAGGCTTGTTCCTGGCGCGGCATATACTGGCAGCGCCACCGCTGGTACAGAGGCCGCATATAATTCTATCAACTGGACTGACGAAGAGACGAAACCGCTTTGGTCTGCGGTTGTGGCAGAGTGGGCGGTATATGAAGCGGAACAGGCAGCATTGCGCGAATACAAGATATACGACCTGCTCGCCTCGAATAGCCCGTTTATTAATGTGGTGCGCACGTCGTTGCCCGTGGACATCGATTTCAAAACCGGCCTTTCTGTTGATCTCTATAAAGAGGTCATTATGTCCGGAGGCGCGCCAGTGTATAAAAAATATTATACGAACGCCAGTATTGATGGGGCCGGTGTGGTCACATATTCCAACCCGATCGTTAAGATCGATTATACTTTTGTCCGCGATTCAATCTCCCTCGCAAAAAGCTGTATGCAGAAGATTTATTGGTACGATACGGATGGGGGCCTTTCAGCTCAGTATAAACCTGTGGAGAACTTTTTCACCTACGCAGAGTCGATTGAGGAAGCCGAGCTGCGCCGCAGCAATATCATCAACGATCTGAAGGTTAAGACCATCGGGCTGTTGATGATCACGGAATCGATCACACAGGTCGCGGCATCGGATATTGGCAAGATATTCCTTGCCGCGTATAAGCCGGAGATCATCAACTACATCGACGAGGCGAACCCAGGCTTTGTCGTTGCCGTTGCGGCGGCTTCTATCGTCACATATCCCTGGCTGGAAAACATGACCCCGTACAGCATCACGATCAGGCAGTTTATTCTCAATGGACTCGCTTAAAGTAAAATCAGATGGTTGCACATTTTTCCCAGAGGGGAATTATGTCTCATGCTGCGAGATACATGATGCTGCGTATGGTGCTGGCTACGACAGGGCGAAGGCCGATGAGGATTTGCGTGAATGTGTAAAATCGTGCGGTCGGCCGGTGCAAGCCTGGGTGATGTGGGTGGGGGTTAGGCTTTTTGGATACTACCGCTGGAAAAGAGGGCACAGAAGGGTTAGGCTTATGCTGGAAGAAGAGAATCAACAACATGGAGAAAACAATGTCTGAAGAACAAGTCGTGATGGCACCGGCACCAATCGAGCAGATCCAGGTTCATCTGCTGGCAGAAGACACGCCGGAAGTCCGTGCCCAGAAAGCGTGGCAGATACTCAATGGCCAGGGGCCGGTCAATCCCACTTTCCAAAAAATCCTTGAGGCGTATCTCGCGCTTGATAAACAGGCGTGGGAAAAGGATCTGCTTGCGGTGCCGGCAGAGACAGAATTGATGGCCGGCTGATGCCCAGCAAAACTAAAAAGCAGAAAAGGTTCATGCAAGCTGTGGCACACTCTCCGGAATTCGCCAAAAAGGCCGGCGTTCCTCAAAAGGTTGGTCAGGAATTTGAGTCCGCAGACAAGGCCAAGGCTGCCAGCAAAAAGCGCAAGCAGATCGAGAAGCGTTACGGTAAGGGGAAGAAATCTTGATAGATTTTCCCTTTTGCTGTAGAATATTATAAAATAGGGAGGTTTTCATGTGCCTTGAAGTAATCGCGGCCATTTCGTCTTTATCTTCGGCGGCCGGCACCATTGGCAGTCTGTTCAAGGGCGCTCCAAAAGCACCCCCTGCTGTCAAAGCGCCTGAACCGATCAAACCGCCGGCCGCAGCGTCGCCGCCGACGATGGCAAGCTCGCAGGTGCAGGAAGCGGCAGCCGGACAGAAAAAGGCCGCAGCCGCAATGGCAACTCAATCCGGTACGGTCGGCGCGGCCGGCCCACAGGGGTTGCAGCAAACTCAAACACAAGAGAAGGCGACTCTACTTGGCGGGTGATCCTGAAGAAGCACCACTGGTTCGTATTGCCGACACCCTCGACCACATCGCGGGACTGCTGGAAAAAATGGCCAATCCGGTCATCATGGTGAGGGGAAACGTTGAGACTGTAGAATTCGGCCCTGAAGGGGCAAAGATTACGCCGTACTGAGATAACATCCTCTAAAAGATCTGGGTTAACCAGACGAAGCAGGAAAATTGGCTACAAAGAATCCATACACGCCCCCCAAGGGCGGCAGCATTTTAGAGAACAAAGATCCGCACTACGAGAGGGCCAGCCCGACTCTCCTGAGCGAGCAGCCGGCGGAACCGAAGACAAAAGAAAAAACATCGCAAGAGATCGCAGAATGGAACACCCTCAAGTCTCACCTTGAGGCGCTCCTGGTTTCTCTTCGGTCATGGCGTCAATCCTGGTGGTCACAAAACTGGTCTGATCTCGCGCAATACATCGAGCCCCGCAGAAGCATCTGGTTAACCCAGTCCACCGGCGGCATGCCTTCCCCAAATAACATGACACGCGGCAAGCCCATCAACAGTTCGATTGTTGACCCCACCGCGACGTTCGCCGTGCGCATCTGTTCCGGTGGCCTGATGTCCGGACTTGCTTCGGCATCGCGCCCCTGGTTCAAGGTCGTGCCGAGTTTAAAGAACGCAGAGTTGGACGAAGCCGGCAGGGAGTGGATCGATGAAGTGGAGAGCCGCATTTACTCCGTGCTGGCAAACAGCAATTTCTACAACTCGTTCGCGCAGGAGTGCGAGGATCTCGTTGTCTTCGGCACCGCGCCGGTTGTCATCTATGAAGACGAGATAGACATACTGCGCTGCTACAACCCGACCGTCGGGGAATATTTCCTGAGCAGCGGCGCTACCATGCGGGTCAACGGCTTCCACCGCATGTTCGTGCAGACGGTCGAACAGATCGTAGACTTCTTTGGCACTGAATACCTTTCCCCGACCGTTGCCCAGCTTTGGGCGGCGAAGGGCGCTTCACTCCAGCAGGAATTTATTGTTGCCCACTCGGTAGAGCCGAACTTCGGCATCCAGGGCACGAACGCCGGCAAGCTGCCAGGGAAGTTCACATGGCGCGAAGTGTACTGGCTCTGGGGCCAAGGCACGGAATGCCCCCTTGCCATGCGCGGGTTCGTGGAACAGCCGTTCACCGCTGGCCGCTGGTCGATCCAGAGCAACGACGCATACGGGCGCTCGCCTGGGATGGACGTGCTGCCGGATGTCATCCAGCTTCAGGTCGAGACGATGCGCAAGGCCGAAGCGATCGAGAAGATGGTTCGCCCTCCGCTGATCGCGGATATGCAGCTCAAAAACCAGCCCTCGTCAATTCTGCCTGGACATGTCACGTATGTTTCCGGCCTCTCTGCCGGCAGTGGTATGCGCTCTATCTATGACGTGAACCCAGACATCAATGCGATGGCGAACGATCTGAAGATGATTCAGGATCGCATTAAGACCGGATTCTTCAACGACCTGTTCCTGATGCTGGAGAGTGGGCCGGCTTCATCGCGCATGACTGCGTATGAGGTTGCCCAGAAGATGCAGGAGAAGCTGCAAGTTTTGGGCCCTGTAATCGAGGGGTTGCTGACCGAAAGTCTGAAACCAAAACTGAAGCGCATCTATGGCATCATGGCGCGTAAGGGCATGATACCGCCAATGCCGGACAGCATGAGAGGAATGCCGATTGACGTACAGTTCGTCTCGATCCTTGCCTTGGCACAGAAGGCCGCAGCCACCGGCGGCCTGGAGCGCATCATCGCGCTGATCGGCAACATGGTTCCCGTGTTCCCAGAAACCAAGGTGCTGCTGAACGCGGATAATTTTGTGCGCGAGATGAACAACCTGCTGGGCAACCCGCAGAAAATTCTCAACTCCCCCGATGCTGTGATGCAAGCGAGGAAGATTGAAGCCGCCGCGATGCAAAAAGCGCAGCAGGGGGCAGAGGCTCAGGCAATGGCAGAAACGGTCGGCGTCGGCGCGAATGCCGCGAAAGTGATGAGCGAAACGAGGATCGGTGGCGGTGCGGACGCGCTTTCAGCCATTCTTGGAACGGCAAGGAGATAATGATGAAAGATATGATTGACGTGAGCAGCCAGCCCGTGCTGCTCAACCAACTGGTAGAGGCGCTGAACCAGGCAGCCGGCGGCGCATCGCAACTCATCCACACAATGTCTGACCCCCGCTGGATGATTATCAGAGATTCCATCGAGCTGACAAAAGAGGGCGTGCTGGAGATCGCAACCTTTGCTGCCTCAAAAATCACAACGATCAGGCCGGCGTAATGGAGCGAATTTATTTCAAGCTATGCAACGGAGAGGTTGGACTTACACCGGCGACGCGCGCCATTATGGATGCCGTGAAGCAGCGTCAACAACAGCCAGGGCGGCCTTACGATATGGTTGAAGATCCGTCGCTGCGTCTTGAAGAATGGAGAAAAAATAATGTCAGATATGTCGCCACTTGAATCTATGGAGCGTTTTTCGGAGGGCGTCAAGAAAGCGGCCTCCCGCGCGCGCGAGCTCGGAGACGCGCAGAAGAACCGCAACTGGTACAAGGTCGCGTTCATGCTGGAGAAGTTGCTGGCGAACGGCACGGCGATGTTCAATGGCAAGTCAATCTCCCGCCAAGATGCGCTTGGGATAATCGGGCGCAGGGAAGCGGCAATGGAGAAAGACATCAATGGTTGACATCGCGGCCACTGTCGAAGCAGAGATGAATCTTGAGAAGCCGTTCGACGCTTCAGATTCGGAACAGGTAAATAAGTCTCGCAAGGTGGCCGGCCGCAATCGCCGTGCGCGCCTGGATTTCGTGGAAGGCATGATGACGCTGCCGCAGGGACGGAAGTGGCTTTGGGAGCTGATGGAATATTGCTCAGTTCACGGCAGCCCCGTGGTACAGGGCGATACCCACGCGACCTACTTCAATCTTGGGCAACAGAACATTGGCAAGCGCGTCCTTGCTGACGTGCAGGAATTCAGTGCGTTGTACGTCCAGATGGTCAAAGAGGCGAAAGAGAATCGTTGATTGACTTCTGCCGAGAATCAGATATTATAATAATTGCCGAGTGGAGAAAAAGTATCTCGCCGTCCTCATAAGGCGGAAATAGTTGGGGCAGTACCAACCTTGGCAACCAATTCGGTACTACGAAGGCCAGCCTGACAAAGTGGCCTTCATCTAGCGGTCAGGATATGTGACTTTCACTCACATCACACGGGTTCGAATCCCGTAGGCCACGCCAGTCAGAGGAAGAGACAATGAGACGAGAGACAAACAAGATTGTGGCGAAAGCGATTAAACCCGATAGATAGGGCTGGTCAAATTCGTTTTGAAATTGAACCCGCCCCAACAGGCGGGTTTTTTGCTTCTGTAGCATAAAAGTAATGTTCGCGGTCGATAACCGTGCAAAGTCGGGGCAGTACCGGCCAGAAGTACCAAAGAGGGGGTCATAATATAATGGCTATTATTACCGACTTTTAATCGGTCTATTCGGGTTCGACCCCCGATGGCCCCACCATTGACTTTTTAGAGCGAGCTGTTTTAACATTGAAGGATGGAATACAAGAGCCCAAAGATACACAGAACTCCTCTTTATCGAGCGAAGGCCGCATACAGCAACATGAAGAGGAGGTGTGTCGGGGGAGCGGCACATCAGGCCAACCCTTCCTATGCCGGAGTCGAGTTGAAGAT